AGATATACAGTTTGAAGATAACTTAACAGAAGCATTATCAAGCGGTACAGGATTAACAGAGTTCTTAAGTCAACAAGCACCTAACTTTCAACGTTTTGAAGTACAGAACACAATGCAAGAACAACGCACTACAGACGCCGTAGAGAGCCTTGCAGACACTGTAGGTGCTGAAGTAGCATCTACTAACTTACAAGCACAATTAGACAATATTCAGCAAGGGGAACCTACTGAGGATGGTGGATACTCTGACCAAACGATTGCTGTAGCCTATATAGGTTATACTGCAGGATTCAGTGGTTACACTGACATGACATTGTATGGTGATGCTAAAAAATCACAATGGTATAATGACAAACAAATGCCAGACAGTAAGATAGATGACAACAAAATGGGATTCTATCGTATGGCTGGAAATACACAAGAAAAATTGTATAAGATGGTTCTTATGCAATATGGAATAGAACCAGATGACTCAGGAGAATAGTAATGAGTGAAGAAAATATCAAAATAGAGGGCGGTGATGGTGTCGTTCAGAACTTAGATTTAGACAAATATACCGATCTACTTTTAAAATTAGATGAGGCTACTGACAAGATTAAAGAAATGGAAGCCTTAACTAAAGATTTAAAAAAAGTTGCCATAGAAGTAAAACCAAAACAGAAATTTACTTTTAGCGGCCTATTTATGGACGACAATACAATCAATGAGAAAGCAATCATTGGTTTTGCATCGTTTGTAATGATGGTTGCTTTTGGTATTGTAGACTTAGTGACAGGATTAGCCGGTACAGAATTAGTTATATCAGACTATATCTATACTTCTTTTGTTGTAGTGACACTAGGATCATTTGGTATTTCAGAAGCAGGCAAAGCATTTAGTAGTAAACAATAACGGAGATTAAGATGGCACAAGTAGAATACGAAGGAATAAAAATGAGTGGTAGCAAGTTACTTATTATCATTCCATTATTAGGAACATTGATAGGTGGTTTGTGGGGAGGTTTTGAAGTCTATAACAGATTGTTAGAAGCAGAATCAAAACTTGAAGCACTTGAACCTGAGTCAATACAACAAGAGATTACGAGATTAACAGAACTTACAGAAATTATTAAAGATAACTTAGCAGGAGACATCTTAGAAGCCTCAAGACTAGCACGTTCAGTCGAAGTTAGTTCAGCGGCAACTCAGCGAGAAGTTCGTAATGATGTGTATGCTATAGAAAAAGAGATGAACAATAATTTCAAAGAGATTAACAAAGACATCCGTGAGATGAGAAAAGAATTAGAAGAAAGAATTCAAACGATCTTAGAAAATCCTTTGAATGATGTTGAGTAATTAGTTAAGTTTTTTATTCTCTGCTGGCCAGCTATAAACGTAAGAGCCAGCAAAATCTTTTACTAAGCAGAATATTTGATCTTTATATTCATAGACACGAATGTCTGCTTCATATCCGGGGAGGATTCTATCGAATTTCATTTCATAGTCTCCTCTTCTTTCACCGTATGCATTAACCATACCAGCAACTGCATTTAGTTCTCGTTGCTCGTTTGGTCCTTGATCTCCTAGATTAGCAAGTACATTAATGTCTTCAATTGGAGTTGCTGTTAGAGATGCAAATACTTTCTGACCCATCATACGAATAGCATCGTCCATGTAGCCAGGTAAGTTTTCTACTGAATGAAATCTTGCAGTAACATCACCATGTGTTCTTAAATCTTTTCTAATTTCTTGTGGTAGAGTGTTTGGCTCATCAAAGCCTTCGCCTTCGCCTTCATCTTCTTCATCATCAACAGGTATAAGATCAGTCATTTGATCGTCAGTATATTGATGTATTAAATCTTTGTTTTGAGCAAGTTGTGCCATGCGATCATCCATGCCTGCAATCTGACTTGTATCTACAGTAGATAAGGCATCTGATGTATCATCTACTGATACAGCATCTCTGGATTTGATGTCTAAGGGAGGAATATTTCTTTTCTTAACTAAGTCATCTGCTTCAATAACAAACTCTGTAAATCTCATTGTATAACCTTACTTAGTGTGAGGGGGTAGTTTTGCTTCTATGAACCACTCATGTATTCTTTTAACTGGGTTGTACTTTTTAAATCTTAATTTAGTATTACTAATAGTCAAGTTTTTTGTTTTAATAGCAGTGTAATGATAAGTGTGAGAGTTTCTACTCTCGCTTTCTGGTATCATATAAACTTTCGATTGTTTCTTTTTCTTATCTGCCATAGCCTTTATATTCTGTGCCAGCACCTTTGCCAGTGCTTTTACCTTTATATTCACTGCGGCCGCTTAAACGTAATATATCTTCTAACATATTATCGGGTTCATGTTTTTGATGTACAGACATTTCATCATCTGCATTTTTACTTTCTGCTCCAACTAAGTCTCCTACTTTAGCAGGTTTTCCTTTAGTCGGTCCAGTGTTTCTCCACTGACCTGCTTTCCCTGTTTTGTAGTTTCCGGCAAATGTCATTCCGCCTGATTTAGTTTCACCGATCTTTTCATTTAACTCATCCATGTATGTATCAAACTTGAGTGATAATTGATTTGAAGTAATATTACGTGCTTCTGGATCATCTTTAAATTCATCATACCATGTACTTTGAAATTGTGAAAATGACATCGGACTTTCTTCGCCACTTAGTGGGTGAACGTTTACATAGAATCCTTTCTTGCCTATTTTAATTGCTTCTTCTAAATTGTCTGGTTCATTTTGAGTCTTGTAGATTGCTTTCTTAACACCTGGATGCTCAGATAGTCCTGGCATAATGCCTTCAATTGCTTTGATGGCTCCTGCAAGATTTCCACCTTTGAATCTAGGATCGTTTAAGATGCCATATGCCATTTTGATTTCTTTGTCTATACCTTTTGCTGAGAAATCTGTATCGTCTATTACTGCTTCATCTATGTCATTACTATAGTCATGGTCTATAATTTTTAAACTTGCTACACCTGGGAAGTAACTCATACCGTCATCAGTATAGATTCTTCCAGTTGAACTGGAATGTTCAGGTGCTTTGTATCCAGTGACAATCATTTCATCACCTCTAAAGTCTTGTGTTATTAAAGGTAAAACAACTTCTTGCCCGTCTTTAGTTACAAGTTTACCTTTTTTAGGCCTACTTGGCTTATCATCATCGTACTCATCACGCATGAATTCATTTACTTTTTGATTCTCAGCAAACATACCGGCTAATGCACCTGCAATGCCTACTCCTGCTCTACCTACTGTAACTTTGTCTTGCATACTTAGTGTGTCAGAATCATCCTGATTAGCAAGTCGATCTGCTTCTTTTCTTGCACCGTCTCTTGCATTCCTTGCAGAGTGAATACCACCATGTTTTTTCATATATGTTAATAGAAGTCTTGCTTCATAACCTATATCTCGTCTTCTAGCCCTATTAGGCTCGTTAGGTCCGCCTTGATTTTTTAAAGTCCTGATTCTATTCTTAATCAGTGTATCAATTTCGTCTTGGTCTCCGTCAGCATCCTGCTTAAAGATTTTTATTTGTCTTCTGACATTTTTTGCAATTTCGTCATTATTTAAAGAGTCTTCAGTTATGTCAAGTTCACCTTGAGTAGAAAACAATTCCCCTTGTTCAGGTTTATCTAATTTATTTTGTAAATCTTTTTCGTCAAATGCATCAAGTATATCATTATATCTATGTGCCATTAATGGATATGCTTCTGCGAAATCTTTTTCATCCATCTCTAGTGCATCAACAACCATCTGATTGAACTTGCCTTCGTTAATAGGATCATTGTCATTGTCTTTATAGTCTGCAATTGCTTCATCGTAAGACCACTCACCTTTATATTTTGCATCAAATTCTTCTCTGGACATGTCCATAGCATCGTGTATGATGTCTTTAACTCTGCCTTCATCTATTTTTTCTTTACCACAATCGCATTTAGAACAACTTGCATCACATGTACATTTGTCTTTTGGTCCGCATCCACATGCACAACCAGAATCTTCAGTTAAGTCTTTGTTACAGTTACAATGTGGACAGTCTGGTGAGCATCCACAGTCTTCTGCTTTTACATCTGCACCACAGCATTTGGCTGAGCAATGCGTATCTTTCTTTTCTTCTTCTGTGATTGATTTTCCTGATATGACACTTTGTGAATTCGATCCATTGTCACCCATCTGCGGTGTGATTTCTGGAAGTTTAATTGCTTCCTCAACTTGATCCATCTCTGTAAGTTCTTTAGCCCATTGATCTAACTCATTGACTTCTTCAATCTCATTAATGATGCCACTGTTTAATCTGTTTAGAATAGGTAGAACACTTTCGATTCTTGGATCGATTGTTCCTTGTGCAAACATTTCAGCAATGCTTGATGAATCACTATCGTCTTCCATTAACGGAGGAGTCCAAGACTCAAAGTAGTGATTGTATCCTCTATGACTTTGCATCTTCTGCAAAGATTCTTTTAATGACTTGTGATGATTAACACCTTCTGCTATAAGTTTTGCAACTGATTCATTGAATTCACCTCTACGAGTAGCACGGACAAAGCCTGCCATCTTAGTGTATTCTTCTACTAATGTAGTGATGTGTTTACCACGTTCATCATAAGGTGTACCACCTTCTGCTACATGTCTTCCATATACTCTAGCAATGCCAGGCATTCTAGTTGGAACTGCAAATCTTTCACCTTCTGTATTTTCTACAAAGATTTTATGAACGTTTCTCCAACGTTGCTCTCCTTCTCGGACTGCTCTATCGTGTTGTATAACAACTTTGACGTTAGGTATGTTATCATTGTATGATGTCTTTTGATTGACAGCATGATAACCTTCATTCATTTTCTCTTTCATTTTGTAATAATCCCGTTGACGCATATCATCACCTAAACGATCACTGTCATGTAATCCGAAGTTTAGTTGCTTAGATAATGCCCATTGTTTTAAATGCTTTAGCAATCCTGTCCAAGAATCATCATAGTCTACTCCTTTAGTTTGTCCTGCAGGACTTCCTGATTGAGTATCATCGTAGTAGAGATTTAGTGATGATGTTTTGTCGATAGTCGCCCATGCTTTACCATAGTTTTTGCCATCTTTGACGAACTGAAACTCAAAGACATCTGCTGTCTCTGGATTTGTTCTTTCATTCTTTGAGTCTTTAGGTGAAGGTTTATACCCACGAGTCTTAAAGATATCGTAGAGTCTTTTATTAAAGGATTCCTGATCAATTGCCATACTATTATTTATCTCTTTTAGTTAATCACAGCAAAGAAGGGCAAGGGTGCAACCATTTCGTCATGGTCACGCATATGCTCAGTTAAATCACTGTGAAAGTCTGTAATGTCTTGTAATACACGGACTACAAGTAGTGTTGACATGACTAAATCGTCATTGTCACCTATCTTTGCGGCATAACTTCCACCAGATGCTACGAATGTTTTTAATTCACTAATGAGTGCTTTGCTTTTTACATTCATTTTCTTACTTTCCATTAGTGTTTTGAATTTAGCACAAGCGGCCAGTTTTACTTTCTGTGTAGTATTGTATCCTCTACGTTTTTTGCCTCTTTCACTTATGAAGATACCTTGAATATTTGCTTCACCGTACTCTTTAAGAGATATAAGAGCGGCTTCTCCGATAGAGTTGTTTTCAAGTGAGTAATAGACATTGTTTGGTTCACCTGTATGCTCTACGATGTATTGAATAATCTCTCCTAGCAACTTAACCTGTCTAGGAATGTCTGTCTTGTTGTCTTTCCATTCACCTATCTGTGTTGTTGTGTTTGCTTCAAAGACTTGTATAGCGGCTGGATCTCCTCCAGTACCTAATGACGGATCTAATCCTAATACATAGATCATTCCTTTCTTGGGTTTTTGAAACCATCTCACTTGACCCATTCTGTCTACTGGATCTACTGATTCTAACATAATTAGAGTGTTCGGATTGATGAGTGTTTCATCAGCGATTAAGAATTCACAACCAATCTCACGTGCAAATCTGTCATCACCTAATTGGGCTTTGATCTCTTCTGCCCACTTGTCATCACGTCCAGGCTGTTCGTTCCAGAATGATCTAAACGGTTTGAAACCATTAACACCTAGTTCTTGTTCTTCTCCTTGTGCATTGATGTTCTTATTTGCTTGTTTCCAAATCAATGCGAACTGATCCTCATCAGAGTTTGGAGTAGATGTGATGATTGCTTTACCACCAGTTGCTAGTGTTGGTGTAATAGAAGTCCAGAACTGCTCCGCAATCGTAGGTCTTACGAATGCAAACTCATCTAAGTATAGAAGTGTAATAGACATACCACGACCCGTGTTCTCTGTAGTCGTTGCTGAGACAATACGAGAGCCGTTCTCAAAGTCTAGTGATCCTTTGTTGTATGTAGTCACACCTGCTTTAATATGCGTAGGACATGCTTCATATGCATATCTAATACGTTGCATGATCTCTTGTGAGCCTGTGTATTTGTGAGCCGCAATAAGAATTGTAGCATCTGATCTAAACATAGCATACCACAATAGATATCCTGCGGCTGATGTAGACTTACCTGACTGTCTAGGCATCAATGCGATAGAGTATCTATAGTTATGATACGTATTAATTAAACGTTCTTGGTACTCATATGGATGATATTGAATACTACCCTGAGTCGGATGCTGTATATAAAAGAAGTTATCCATGAAGTACAAATACCCATTGTCAGGGTCACAGCACTTAACAAAGTCATCAATCTCTTTTTGATTTTTGTAATGTGTTTTAGTATAAGGTGTTTTTACTAACTCGCCACCAGTTGTGTTTTGACTGCTCATATTAGTATTTAGTGTACCTTGGAATCAATTTTCAAAAAAGAATTTACTTTCACCGAACGCAGGCTTAAGATCATCTAACCAACAAGCATCTTCATTGTACTCTGCAAAGAATGTTTGATATGAATACTCTGGGTTTCTGCATTGCAACATACGTAATATAAAGACTTTTTCTCCTTTAATCTCAGTTATGCCTTGTATCTCTACTTTGCCCGGGGTACAACTCATAGAGGGGCCTCTGACCGTCCTAGAGAGCCCTGAGACTTGTTTTATAGCATCATTGTATATCTCATAAGCCTTATATAAAGGTAATTCAAAGTATTTTTTTGCACCTGTATCTCTTTCAATAAACATGTAGTAAGGTACAATCCCTAAACGCACTTGTTCTGCCCACATCTTGGCCCAGACATTAGGATCATCATTGATATGTTTTACTAAAGGAGACTGACTTCGTAATACTGCACCTGTGTCACGTAATCTACGTATTGCTTCTTTTGCAATTGGTGTTTGCATTTCTTGCCAGTGATTGATGTGAGTCATTATTGCTACATGTTTTCCTTTACGTACTAACCTAGTCAATAATTCTAGTAAAGCATATGAATCTGTATCTGTAAAGAAACGTTGTGGCCAGAATGACAATACTTTTGTACCTATGCGTATATTCTGTATATGATCGAACTCTGGTTCTAGTAATGGTAGAAGATATTCTGCAAGATGATGTGATCTCATAATCATTGGATCACCACCTGTTACTAATAAATCAGTAACTTCTTTATGTTCTTTAAGATAGTTTAAAAGATGTGTAGATTCACTACTAGAAAACTTTAAATCATTGTCACCAATGAATTGTGGCCAACGAAAACAGAATGTGCAGTAACTATGACATGTCTGGCCTCTTGCTGGAAAGAATAATACTGTCTCTCTATATTTGTGTTGTATACCTTCTAATGGTTTGTCATTTAATGTAGGTACATTTAATGTTTGTTGTCCTGCAGGATGCGGGTTTAAACTTTGTCTAATCTGATTGACTAATTCTTTTGTATCTTTTTCAGCAAGAACAAGTTCTTTTAATTTGTCATAGTCTTGTTCATCTAACATGCCCGGCTGTGGGAATACTAATTGAAAGATAGGATCATTCGGTATGTTATCCCAATTAATTAATTCATCAAGCACATATTGATTGACTTTGAATGGTAATACTTGTGCTACTACTTTAATTGCTAATTGCTGGTCTTCTGTTAGCAGGTGAATCTGTGGAATCGTGTGCAAATTATTTGCACCATACACCTTAAACATTAATGAGACTTTTTGTAGTCTTGGTAATCTAATAAGAAACCAATAGCAACAAGAACGTTCATGCCTAATGATGCTATGAGTATGTGAACATCATCATAAACATTTGATGTGAGACTAAGATGCAAGTGTCCAACTGCCCAGAATGGAATGGCCAATTGCTGGCTGATCCAAGATAGTGTGTATCTTATAAAAATAAATTTATTTTCCATATTTATTATAGTATGCAACTCTCCTTTGTATCATCTTTACCCAAGCGGCATGTATCCTATCTGCAATACTAGGTAATTCTAAATCAAAATAACCCTTTAAAATGCCTCGTAAATACTCTGATCCTTCTACAGTAAAGTAGATATCAGAATCTATTGAGATAGCATTTATGCCAGGGCACATATCATATATACCTGATATCTCTTGTGACTTTTCTGCATTGAGTTCTGGCAGATGACCAAGATTCCATGTATATATGTCATCTAACTTTGGATACAACTTTAATTCATCTTCAATTAAATCTACATGTTCTTTTTCTATGCGTATTCGTTGTGAACACAGTGATGTAGGATTTGAAGGATACTCAATCATTATCCATTTGACATTATCTATACCGTCAAAGACATTAGGGTACCAGTCGTGGCAATAACCATGAGCAAGTTTTTCATATGAATGACAATGACCTTGCATTAAATTTATATAGCCATTAGCCGTCTGTTCTATGAAAGTCTCTTTATGCTGTATCAATCGCTGTTCATTAGCCTGTGTACGATCTGGCAGATTATAATGGGCTATCATTCCACCTTCATCTATACCCCCATCATCTGAATTACGAAACTTATACTGCCATAATAAGTCTTTGCCTTTTATCCACGAGGGTTCAACATTATGACATAGAGCAATAAGATTTACAAGGTGATTTCCACCGCCGAATGACGGGTAGACTACAAATATATTATCAGTTTTACCTAACTGTCCCACATTATTTAATGTCTAACCCCTGAGCCTTTGTTGCTACAATACAGTAGTAATGTTCTCTCATTTTCATAGGTTCGCCACCGGGATCATTTGGATTGTCTTGTTCTAAATCAAATTCTAAATTATTAAAATGATCGATTGAGAATCCTGTACGTTGTAGTAACGCGGCAAGTTGAGTTGATCCAAATATACTATAATGATTTAAATTGTATTCATGCTTACGATCATTATCTGGAGCAGGTACTTCGATATAAATCTTTGCGCCTTGCTTAAGAATACGATTGTATTCCATTAAACTAAAGATAGGATAAGGTGAATGTTCTAATGCATGTCGTAAGAAAATGAAGTCTACACTTTCATCATGGTAACCATCTTTCTGTGGTAAGAATGACAAATCATATCCCGCAGTCTTATGTCCTTTTTCTGTGCATATTGCGACATCACCGGGACTTAAAGTAACGCCTAAGACATCACTAAAACCACGTTCTTTCATTTCATCTAAGAAGTAACCTGGACCGCAACCTAAGTCTAAGATTTTAGAATCTAGAGGCAATGCTAATGGATCAATATACGTTTCAACTACTTGAGTAGTCAAGTTTTTATGAAATGGGCTGTCTCCTTCGTCATAGATATGTGACGTATATAGCCACTCATTGTAAAACTTTAATTTAATAAGATCAAGTGTGTTGTTAATATCATACGGAATATCCATTCATCGCTCCTAGTGTGAATTGTATGATATTATTTAGTGAGGTTTATACTGAGAGAATTATTTCTTTATGTCCAAGGACGGAGAGAGTAAAGGGGTTGACCGGCAGTACCAGTTCCTGCTCCAACGCCAGTTGCTTGGAAACTGGCACCGACTGTATTAGTTGCGGCTCCAATTAATGTAAAGTCAGTTGTACCTAAGGTTTGTATTTCATAGACGAAACCAACTGTCAAAGTACCCGCAACTCGCGGTGCTGTTCCTGGCTGTGCTGATTGTGTTGCTACGTTTCCAACATACTTAGCAGGTAGATAGTCTAAGTCAGCAGTGTTATCGGCGTTGTATCCCGGTAGACTTACGTTGCCACCAATGCCACCTTTTCTATTAAGTTGTGCTACTTGTGATACTCTTAACTCTTGTCTGAATTGTAACGTACTAGCAGGAGCGTTTGATGTAGATGCTGGTGTAGTAAGAAAGATATCTGTTGCTGGAATAGTTGTTTGTGTTCCGTTATCAAACGTTTCACTAACGATAGAGCCTGCGACAAAAGAATCTAGGCCTGTTGCTCCCACAAAGTTTAATGATGCAAGTGTTGCTGTTGGTGCTGTAAGATTGTCTTTATTAGTATCTCTTACTAATGCCATATTGTAGTAATACCCTGCACCCAAACCCTCGGCGCCGATGATGTCACTGTATACATCTGCTATTGTAGTTACTGCATCATTAGGATATCCAAAGATTGTAATTAAACCTGTTAAGCCTTTGACTGGTACATTAATGGCTGCCATTATCTTGGGTATCCTTTAAAGCCTTCTACTGGACTTTCTGTATTGACTGATGGTAGTTCAACTGACTTCATATCACCTGCGTTTAAGTCTTCCCATTCAGAGCCTACTGCTTTGTATGCTGACTTTAACATGTTAGACTCTAGTTCAGTATAAGGCACAGCCATGTTACTTGTGCCGATCCAACTTTCTGAATCTAAATCGATGCCGTCATCTGCACCAGTTTTACCGTTTGCTTGTGCTAATGCCATCATTACACGATTCAATTCGTAGACTCTATCTCTACCGTCTACATCTTGGAACTTATGCATTCCTCTTGAACCATACCGTTGTCTCTTAGACAGTTTACCTGGGGGATTATCTTCGTTTAAAAATTCTCTTGCTCTCATTATGGAGTTTCTTCAGTTGTGATTGTGTCATTGGCCTCAGATGCTAGTTCAGAATCTACGTATCCATCTAGTGCTAATGGTAGACCAGCTGGTGCGACTCCTTGGAACATGATTGAAGAATTAATAAAATGAAATAATGTTTGCGAACCAACTACGTTTGCAACATCAGGATCAACTGTGATTCTAACATTACCAGAAGTGACATCCATGTCATAACCGCTTCCTCGTATTAAAACGTTGCCCCATTGTGTAGATGAGTATGCTGAGAATTTAATATTGGCTGAGTTAGCACTTAGTTGTGCATCTAATCTAACATCTTGTTGATCGATAGTGCCTGGGTCATTTGATTTGATAAAGAATGAACCTAATGTAAATGCGTTTGCAGGGTATTCCCAAATAACTTGGTTCGCTGTGTTACCCGTCGTATATGTATTAGACGATATAACAGCAGTCGATGATAAGTTAGCAAAGTTATTGTTTATCTTATCAAAGGCAACTCTTAACGGATCGCCAGAACCATCGTTCGGTAACGCTCCGGTATTAATAATTTCGTAATTTACAGCCATATGTTTATCCCAGTCTTATATTGTATTTATGCGATTGGGTAAGTAACTAATGTTATTGTTTTGGTGGAGTGGCTTTCATATTCTCTCTCGCCAATCCATTCATTTTTTCAAAACTTCGCATACCACCTAGACCTAACATAGATAGAGTAAGAGTCATTAACCCTTCAGTTGCAATCTCTGGTAGAATGATCTCTGCTCCGCTTATTTGTACTCCCCAATTAAGTATTGGTGCTAGTACATATGCCCATGCTAATCCGAATGCACATATCCACATGATAGCAGGTCTTGCTCCAGCAACAAAGATGCTTGGATGCTTTGCTTGTTCTAAGTTGATTTGATTTTGTTGTAAGTTTGCGTTGTGCAAGACCATTTTAAGTTCATGTTCAAACTCGGCCTTCTTGTCTTTATCGACAATAAATTTGTCTAGTAATGGAGCCGCTACTCCTATTACTGAGTCTATAATACCTAATCCCATTATATATCTCCTATAATATACTACTATTTATCAATAATTATTGACTTATGGCTCATAGTATATACAGACTTCCTTAGCAACTTCTTCAATCTCTGCATCAGTCATTTCAGGATAGATAGGAAGACTTAATAATGATCGTGTAAGAAGTGTACTGGTACACATAAAATCAGGCTTTACCATATTATCTGCAATTGGTAACTCTGACAATGCTGTTCCATAATGTATCTTAGTGTCTATATTTTTTTGCGTTAACCATTTACGTATGCCATCACGTTCTGTAGTTGAGTAGATTACAAACTTTGAATCAGCATGAGTCTCAAAGCCTGCACTTAGACATCTTAATGGTTCAATATGTGAAAATCTTTCTATGTAGTATTGTCTAATTTGCTTTCTACGTTCTTGCCATTCATCAATGTAGTTTGTTCTAACCATCAAATGGGCACAATCTAATTCACTCATCTTACTGTTAGTACCAGAATAGAAATGATGAGGCTTACCGTTGTCTCTCCATTGATTAGCAAATTCATATAATGCTTGATTGTTAGTGACGATGGCTCCGCCGTTGCCCGAAGCATTTAGATTCTTAGTAGGGTCAAAACTAATTGCCATTGCTGTGCCGATGTTTCCGTCTGCAATCAACCAATGTTGTGCTCCGTCTACGATAGCAATGTTATTGTTCAGAACACTTATGCCATTGTCACTCTCTACTGCTACAGTTGGTGCACCAAAGAGTCCGACATGACATTCAATCTTTTGTAGTTCATCTTCCGCTTGTGGTAAAAGGATACCGTTATGATCTGTATCACACAATTCTACCTTTAGTCCAGCACTTAGAAATGCATTCATTGTTGCAGGGTATGTTAGATTAGGAACTCTAATTGTTCTATATGTTTCTTTATCGTATTCCCATTTAGCATAAGGGTCTTGGTCTGGGGAAGTGTCTCGTTCATAACGAGCAATGATTTCTAATGCTTGTGTTCCACTATGACATAGTACTACATAATGTGCTTTAGTCTTTATCGATAACCAGTCTTTGAATTTCTGTGCGTATATACCATCGTTAAGGCTACCACTAGATAATACAGAATCTGTGGCGTCTAATAATTCATCTTTGAGATTTGCGTATTGACGGTCTAATCCAAAATACTTAATTTTTTGATTTCGGGCCATATAATTGTTCCTGCCAATATTCAGAATTGTGTAGCCAGTTATTGTATATCATTAACCCTTCATTTAAAGTAGTTACAGGATTATATCCGAAATCTTTTTGGGCTTTTTCAATGCTTAGTGCGCCTCGACTAGGGAAGTTTTTATCTTTTTGTTTGACTTCGATATTACCTTTACCTACAATTTGTTTGACCATGTTAGCGGCATCGTAAAGAGTTACACCTTGTGATTTAGTAAGATTGTATGTTTCATTCTTTGCTTTAGGACTTGTCGTTGCTTGTACTATTCCTGTTGCAACATCATTAACAAATGTAAAGTCTAGTTTTTCCATCTTACCGTTAACAACTATCTTTTCACCTTTTAGTGCATTGATAAAGAACTTAGAGATAACTCTGTCACAGACATCTAAGGGCCCGTAGACAGCACTAGGACGAATGATAGTATGATCTAGTCCATACTGTCTAGTGTAATCTTGTACAAGTAATTCTCCAGCATACTTCATAATTGCATACTGACCTTGAGGATTGCAGTCTTCCCATTCTTCTACGTTATCGGTAAAGTCTCCGTAGACCATAGATGAACTTATATATGAGAAACGTTTAACTTTATTTTTTCTACTGAGTTCTAACATGTTTAACAAGCCTTCACTCATTACTTTAGAACCTGCTGTTGGATCAGCATTAACAACTTTTTGTCTTGGGAAACTTGCAAGATGAATTACACTATCAAACTTTTCTTTTTCAAATAGAGTGCTTAGTTCAGGGTTAGCAACATCAATTGTATAGATGTTTAGACTAACTGAATCAGTCATGCGTCCGGCAATGCCAAAGAATCTTTCTTTCATTACAGCATCTAGTTCATCCTTATCTATTATACCGTAGTCAGTTTTAGTATCTAAGATAGCAACTTTGTGTCCTTCATTGATTAATTTAACAACGACATGGGCTCCAATAAAACCTAGTCCACCAGTAACACAAATGTTTTGTTTTTTTGTTTTCTTAGTTGTTGCCTTCTTCTTAGTTGCCATGTTAGTCCTATTGATATTTTAGTTTAAAATATGTCACTTGTTTTTCTGTGAGATACCCTTTGATTGTATACTTATGTCCCATGTAATCAGGGGAATTATCTCTTACCCATTTAGCAGTTGGATCACTATGTTCCATAATGTATTTCCCTTCTTCTGTTTGTTGCCATTTATATATAGGGTCTGCGATCATTAAGTCTGGGTCTTCAACATCGCCCATTAAGATTTCAAAACAATTCACTTCAATGGCTTCGCATTCTTCTTTCATCTCTATTAGTGTACTTTAAGTTTAACCGTTATGCAATACAAAAGGGCGAAGGGACCGAAGTCCCTTCTATAGTTTACAGAGTCATTATAGACCACTTAGTAATTTATCTGTTTCGGGCTGAACTGCTTCTGCAATTCTTTCTACATTTAGAATAAAATCAATTGCTTGAATTTCTTCTTCATGCTCCTCTAACAGTTTACTAACTATAATTTCTACTGTTTCGGTGTCAAGTCCTTGCTTTATGAACTTGTCAATGTTAATGGTTTTTTGCTTACGTTCTTTTAATCTTAGCACAAGTTTTTGCAAAAACTCTACAGGTATTTTGTGCTTCTCTACCTCTTCCAGGAGTCTTTCCCAGTCCTGTATTGAACGAGACTTATCTCCCATGGGAGACCTCCTATGTTTTACGCTTTTGCTTTACGTGTTGTTTTCTTTGCAGTCGTTTTCTTTTTAGCAGTTGTCTTCTTTGCTGGTTTCGGCATCATTGCTTTTGCTTCTTTCATCAAACGTTTTGACTCTGCTATAAGTCCTGCGGCTTCAGATTCCATACGTGACGCTTGAGCCATGAAGTCATTCATTAGCACTTCATCGTTCATAGCCATGTTAGGATCTGCTGGAGCATTCGTTCCTGCACTCGGCATTGGACGATTTTGATCTCCAATTAATCCTTCTTTTCTGCGTCTAACATCATCAGGTGCCTGCATTCCTAATGAGGAATCTGCTTCTGCTAACTTTCTAGTTGCGTCTGCGCCGGCTGCCATTTCAGTTAAGATTTTATTCAATTCATCTAAACGAATTGATGTGTTAGGACCGGGTGTCATTATAACATCTTGGGTTCTAATCTTCTTAAGCATTCCTTCTGAGTGCAGTACTTGAAGTATGCGTTCTCCAGACTTAGTATACTGTCTGTTTATCGCATCAGCAAGTTGTTCACTGTTCTGACCGATATCACTTTCAATAGTTGCCATCAAAGGATCATGTATATTTTGATTTAGCAATTGTGTATATGTGACTAAACACATATGTTCTTCATTTGGTACTTGACGGAAAATTACAGCAATCTTACGATCACCATGTTTTCCTACGTGTCTTAAAAAACTCATTTTAATATTCTCCTGTAGGTTTTACATTAACAGTATTATTTAATACGTATATGCCTGTCTAAAACTTTTTTTCAGACTTCATTTACCCGTTTTAAATTATGACCAGGTCAGTTCAAATTGAACTGCTTCTTTTGGATCTTCAAAAGCATATGTCTTTTGATAGTATGATAGAAAATCGTCTTGGTTAGGATTGACGTTGACCACCATAGAAAATCTCCCATGCATCTTTTCAAGTATCCAATGCATGTTCTCTTTGGTAGAAGGAGTTCTTACAATAGTAAAATGATTAGGTACTTGATCCGTCAATAAACGATTCGTGTTCCATGTGTCTAAATTAATATCTTCGTATTTCATCTTCGTAGAAACTCCAATTCTGTTTTCCAATTCTCTTTGTTAGATTGATATGTCGGAGAGTTTAATTGACTAATGATTAGTCTTCCTCCATCCATATCAAGTCTGATTGAATCTGTTTTAAATTGTCCACCATTAACATCATATACTAATGCTTCTATGTTTCCATTTTTATCTTCAGAGTGTAGGTTCGTTATTAATTCAATTAGTTCTTCTTTCTTCATTACTTAATTTATATATTATCTCTACTTGTTCTAATAACTTCGTAAGAGAAGGGTTATCTTTTGATGCTTCAAGTATATCTCTATACATATGCCAACGTTCAAAGAAGGCTTTTTCTTCAAGCATCGCCGGGTTCTCATAGACTATTTTGCGTTCGGCTAAGTCTTGACCGAGACTTCTCATAGGCCTTGCGTACACAGTATTGCCTCCGTCTGGTGATTCGTAGATTTTTCTTTCTTCATCTGTCATGCGGCTTTTTTATCTCTATGTTCTTCGTATAGAGCAAACGTTCCGAAAGGGGGATTCGGCTCAGGGTCACCATGAATGATCCATGTAGTGTCGCAGTAGTTTTCATCGCCCCAGCTACCAAAAGGATAACCATCTGTGAATACTATCAGTCTGTTCGGTACACGCCCTTCGTTCTTAAGATGATCAAAGATACAATCAAAATCAGTACCACCGCCACCATAGATTTCGTATTCAGTGATATCATCTAAGTTATCACTATCGAATGTCTGAGGGTTATAGACTTGTGTATCAAAGCAATGAACATGAATCTTATAGTTAAGAAACATTTCCATTATGCCTTGAATCTCTGAAAGGAAAAAGGTTCCTTGTTCAGATCCGATCGATCCTGACATATCTAAAAAGATATCTACATCAATTAATTCGCCGGGAGTCATACCTGGCATGATTGCATCCTGATGCCAACCCCTACGAGAAGGCTTCATAAATGAATAGTCATTATTCATTGTGCTAGTCAAGTTAGCCTGAATGATATCGTCCCAGGGCATGACGGGTGCAGTCAAGTCTTTGATCATACGTTCAACACCTTTGGGTAGTGAACCTGCATCTGCTCCTGAAGCCGCATTGATGATTGCTTCTTTCATCTCCTGCTTGAGTGAATCTTTTTCTTCTTTAGACATCTTAACTGGGCCGGGCTTGTCGCCATCTTCTTCGCCATCAGCACCTACACTTCCATCGCCGTCCATGTGTTCGTCTAGCAATTGCTCTAAGAGTTGATCGACATCAATGATGTCTGCATTCTCATATAGAATGTCATAGACTTGCTCTGCGGACATTCTGTCATACTTATAGTCATATAAGCAAGGGACAGTAGTGATAAATTCACCGATGTTGTGATTCTTTAAATCAGCATTGACACAATAGTCATCAGCAATGTTCCATAGTTGAGGGTCTCTTGTACCTCTACGATCCATGTGATCATACACTACATGTAATACTTCGTGGGCTACTAGAAACTCTACCTCTTTCTTACGTAACATCATAATGAAACGTGCATTGTAGTAGAAGTGCTTGCCATCAGTTGCCGCAGTCGGGCACCATTCGTCAGCATTGATAAGAGTTAGACGAGTAGCAAGATTGCCAAAGAATGAATGTCTGAGTAAGAGTGCGATACGGGCAGTGATAAGACGTTCACGTGCTTGTGCATCTATAGCAGGGTCTGTAGGGCCGACTAGATGAGCAAGTTTGTTCTCTTTGTCGTTATTGGTTGTTGTTTTGTTCTTTGTCATGTGTCAGTTCTCTCAAAGTTATTTAACTATTATACTACCATTTGGGAGACAAGTCAAGTAAAAAGTTCGGAAAAGTGTAAGGAATGTCTCGGACCTTACACTCTTCCAGGCCAGCAATCTAGTTGCCCGCCTCAACAATGTACTTACCGTACTTCTTATGAAACTCATCAAAGTTCTTTAACTGAGAAGGTTCGATCGGAAGTTTGTAAGTCTTAAGTGCAACTTTCGCACCCATCACAACTAACTCAGTTTCAAAGTTATCCATGATGTAGCCAAAGAAGTTGTCGCACATTTCGTGGAACTGTTTGCTATCAACCTTATCAGTCTCAAGTGCATCTTTAAGTTCATAGCACATTGAGATAGTCAAAGAATACATTGCAGAGATTTCTTTAACGTTAAGGTCTTTGACTTTACCTGACAAGATATCAGATGGGTTGGGCATTTTACTCGCAATTTTACGATGCGCCATAAACTTAGTTGCAAGTCCTTCGCCGACTGTACCTGCTACGAGATTGTACAAAGTATCTGAATCGATGTCGGACTGTGTTAGCAACTGACTAACGAAAGTCCATGTACGAGGAGTAGCAAATGCTCTACTAGATGATTTTGCATCAAAGTCATACAAGTCTTGTTTAGCAAATGACAAGTAACCAACTACGTCTTCATGTACTTTGTTAACGACTGCCCAGTTCTGCCAAGAACCAAAGTCAGGACGCATTTCTAAGTGAATGAAACGATTAGCAAGGGGCATCGGCATACGATATGTGACACCTTTGTCAGAGTCTCTGTTACCAGCGGCTACAATATGACAGTTCTTAGGAAGAATGTATTTGCCAACACGTCCATTAAGAACAAGTTGATAACCTGCAGCCTGAACTGCTGGGGGAGCCGAGTTCATTTCATCTAAGAACAAGATAATCTTGTCATACATTGCGGCAAGTTCTTCAGAAGGAAGTTCGATTGGGGGTGCCCAGTCCATAACTCCTAATTCTTTATTAAAGAAGGGGATACCTCTGATATCAGTAGGTTCCATTTGCGCCATACGCAGATCGATAACTAGACAGTTACCCATTTCTTCAGCGATTTGCTGAACGAGTTCAGACTTTCCTACGCCGGGAGGTCCCCACAAGAATGATGGACGACCTGCTAACATAGCCGCTTTTACTGCGGGTTTTGCTTGTTGACTAGTGACAGTCAAGTGTTCAGTTAATTGAGACATTTACTTTACTCCGTTACTTTATTGTTTAATATATATGTATTATAGAGCCTTTGGGTAACAATGTCAAGCCTTTTAGCAAATTAATTTCAATTATTTTGCCTATATGATTCAACAACTTAGTTACCTTCTGGTTCCATAAGGGTTAATAATAAGATATATTTCTCTATTAGATCACAACTTTGATGCATTTTTGCTATGTAAGTGTCAGCGGCTGTCCAGTTGTTACGTTGTCTGCATCTGACTTCTATAGTAGATAGTTCATCTATCATGGGCATAATATTAGCCCATAGTTTTCTCATATCAGCATTAAATGATAGAGATTGGATTTGTGTTTGGAGAGTGTCCAAATACTTGCGGGCTTCTATTGCGTTAGAGAATTTCTCATTCATACCCATTATTATACGACCTTTGGGCACTAATGTCAAGCCTTAATAGATACCTTTACCGAATTCAGTTTTACTATTAGTATTTTTCTTCTTGCCTGGTCTAAGAAGAGGGGGAATTCCAGCACGTGATATATCTCCGAGTCCCATTGCTTTTGCACCTTTCTTCATAGTGTCTGGATGTACGTCTACAGATAATGCCCTAGAGAATCTTGGGTCATTTCTTTCTGCTTCACTTGGAATGTATCCTGATGCTTCACTGACATTATACGTGTCACCCATTTTAGATATGTCATTAACATCTGATCCTTCACCATCATTAGTAGAACTTTTATTAAGTTTAGCAATTGCTCTCATAAAAGTAATGAATTTGTCATAATATTCAATATCTTTTGCAATATTATTTACTGCTAATTTAGTTGCTTGGTCTCTACGCATTTGAGGTGTAGTTGCAGTTACTTGAGGGTTGTTTTTCATTTCAACTTTGACACCCAAATCAATTGCTTTTGCTATTTCTCTAGTACTAACATTCCATTGACTTGCTAGTTCTTCTGTACTAATGTCTTCTGCAAGATTTACTTTACTATTATATACACCAATTGATTCTTCAAATGTTCTACGCAACAATTCTTCTTCGATTGATAATTGTTTTGCTCTTAAATCATTACGCAAATCAAACAATGCTTGGAAGTATCCTTTTGATCTGACAGCCTTAAATGCTAAATTCTCAGGACCGAACTCTCCTTTATTATCTAAGCCGGCTTGTCTGTATCTTTTAATAATAGATAGTACATTTTTTACTTTTTCAATGTCTTTAGACTTTAAACCTTCGATGGCCAGTTGTTCTAATCTTTCAAACTTGTGTTCTGCTGATATCTCATCTAAGTTTGCCCTTTTCTTAGTAGGGAAACGTGTGAACTTATCCTGATAGATACTATACTCACCTAAACTTGTATGTGATTGTGCTGTATCTTGTACATACAACTCTACAGGAATGTCTCTAATAGTAATTTTATATGTATCATTGTACAAAGACTTCTTAGCCATGAATAGTTCTTTGTAAACATCTGACTCTGGAAGTTCTGAAAAGTCTACAAGTAAATGTAAATCGATATCAGAATGAGGTGTGTAAGTAAATGCAACATTACTACCAGTAATGATTACATCTTCTATAGCAAGATCAGGTAGACCCATATATTCAACAAAATCATCAGTAATGATTAATAATTGTTTTTTGATGTTTGGTTTCAATTTATTGTTTTCATCAAACAGCAAAGGATTCAACTCCTCATGGAAGTTGATTGCATCTTCTATTTTAAATTTTTCGAGTTCAAGTATGTTCATAGAAGTATTTATCGAAATAGGCGAGGGGCAAATAAATGCCCCTCTGAGTGTTTGGTTACGAGGTACCTTAGACCTCGGGGGATTAGGCCGCTAGGGCGTAATCTTCCATTTCATAATTGTTGTCAATTATAGTGTTTGCTTGATTTAAGGTCATCGCCTACCTCGTTGT